CGTTATATCTTAATGCGATTTGTGTTCTAAACATTGGATCCTCTTTGAATTCAGGGAATTTAATACACATTTGCAACCATAAAGGCTTAACTAAAATTTCTTGGAATGAAGATCTTAAACGGTTAACGAATTTAGCAAACTTAATCTCATCTCTGATCATACCGTCAGCTGCCATGTTGTTTTCTCCACCGCCATCTTCGTACATAAATCTACTATATGGGATCTTAGAAACATGCTTTAATTTATCTGAGAAGTATTTTAAAGACTCAACGTCATTAATTTCAGGACCTTCACCACCTAAAGTTTCAATTTCTGGTTGTTCACCATCTTTTGAAGGTAGCCAGTATTCTTTATTAAATTGAAGCATTGGTTTACCATTGGTATTAAGAACACCTGAGTCCCAATCAAAATCAACTACTTCTTTATAGTTGTTCATTAATTGAGCTAACGATTGTTTTGCTCTTGTTTTAGATTTACCACCAACTGGGATAATAAATTTCATTCTATATGAAGCATTTGTAACAGCCCAAATAACTCTGGTATGTTCCATAACTCTTAATAAGTTAAATGCTCTGATTAATCTTTCTACGTAAGAAATACGTGAAGCTGTAGTAATAGAAGAGTATGAGATGTAAATAATTTGCGCATCATATAATTTACGCTCTTTGATTGGATCGTCTTTAAACTGAACCCAAACTTTTTTACCATCTTCTTTATTGTAACCTGGAACTAATGTTGTTGGATCAATTTCTTTGAAACCAATAATTTCTGTCATTTCTGGATTATAAACAATCTCAAATGACAAATAACCATCAATTAACCATTTTCTAAAGTAAAACCAAGCTGATTGATCTCCAGCAAATCCAAAATATTGGTAGATATTTCTAAATGATTTATGCATGTATGAAGTAACTTCTTCAGAAACTTCCATACCAATTAAGGTTGGTGTTGCTATGAAATTTTTCTCATCAAATACAATCGATTCATCACAAAGAATATCTAAAATGTCTTCGATTTCATCATAAAGAGAAAATTGTCTTAATTCATCTCTTTTAGATTTATAATTCATGTCAAAGAACGGAAGGTTCTTTCTCATGTTAGTATCTGCCATAGATAGTGCAGCAAATGCACCATAAATGTCATCTGAATCTACGCCCATTAAGTTCATTTGGCCATAACCAAATTGATCTTCCATTGGACCGATCGCTTGTGATTGTCTTAATACTAAGTCGTCATAATACATACCGAACGACGATAACTTCTTAAGAGTATCGCTCAACCTAAAAGGTCTTTTACCTGTACTAAACGGTCCGTTTCTGTCTACGAATCCTGCCATTATATTTGTATTTAGTTTTTACTTATTTAATTATATATTCATATTTCTATAGTACTCTGTGAAAAGTCTCTTGATTTTCCACGGACTAGCACCATTTAACTTTATAAAATCGCATAAAGCTATTTTAGCCCAGCTCTCATAAGATACTACAGCTTGATTCTTTTTAAGATGTGTTTTGTATCTTCTTATGGCAAATCCAAAGCCATATTTGTCTAAATATCTCTTAACAACTTCATAGTTTAAAGATCTTAATGGACTTTGTAAACTAGCATTGTCTTTTTTAATACCTGTTTTTTGAGCAGCTATTTGAGAGTGGTACATCTTATAGAAATTATCTAAGAATTCTTCTTTGAATTTAACTGGTAATAAATTTAGGTTAATACCACACTCAGTTGTTTTGTCAATTGGTAAAAGAGCTAGAACGACCGGATTCATATCCCACCATTCTAAAGTTTCTTTTGTTACCGGATTGACATAATCGAATACATAAATTTTACCTGGTTCAAATGGTTTAACAATACGCTCAACTGATTTATCTTTTCTGCTCTTAAGAGCATCTGAAAACCATTTCTCAGAAACATTTCGAGCTTCTTTTTTGCTCTTGTTTTCTTTGATCATTTTCAATATTTCTTTCTTAACGTAGTCCATTAATCGAGTCTTCTGTTAAAACTATAAAATTCCAGTTTCTGTTTTTACAATATTCTTTTGCGTACGTATATTTGTCTAAATTCTTAATATACTGTTCTGCTAAAAATTGATATGAACTTAAAGCTTTTTTAGAAGCTTTTTTTGGGGGCTCTGGTTTTATCAATTGTTGTTTTGGTTTGATTTCTACTAGAAATTCTTTAAGATTATTATCTTCTTGAAGAACTTTCATATAGAAATCTGGATAATATATATGCTTTTTATTATCCGCTCTAGATATGTATTCTATTTGGACCGGCTCGCTGGACCACATCATAACTTTGTCATTGTTATCACACCACATCATAAACTTTCTTTCCCATGAAGATCTGTATATGATTGGAGTAGGACCAACATACTTAGTTGGATCATTAGGTATATAGTAACCTTGATTAAATCCTGACTTTTTTGTAGGTCTTACGTTTTTTATTGACATTGTTATATTGTGTAAATTCCACCCATATCGCTGTCTTCTCCATTGTGAGAATTAGCTTTATTTAATGAGATAGTACCTTTGTATTTTTCTGGGTGAATTGCATTCCAACCTTTAGCATAACCTCTTTTAGCGATTTCTGTAAAGTATGCAAATGCATTAGTGTATTTAGGATTAAAGCCTTTCCAATACTTTAACAAATCCAAAATAGCGAATGATAGACAATCTTCTCTGTCTTTTTCATCAACATATTTCATTCTGTTAATTGCTTTTTCTGCCAAAAGAATAAGCATTTTTTCTGCTTCTTTAGTTAGCTTTTCCTGCTCTTTTGAAATTACGATTTGATCGTATAAATCCCTATTATTTAAATAGTTTTTCTTTCTGGCCGTTTTCTTAACCGGCGCTGTAGTTTCAACAACTGCGGGTTTTTGTTCTGTAATGTTTGTGTTTGTTGCCAATGTATGTCTGTTTTTAGTTTATTATACGTAAATATTCAATTTTGTTTATAAACTAAAAAGGGGACGCATTAGCGACCCCTTTTAAATATTTGTATGAAATGTTATGCTTGTAATTCAGCGATCTTAGTTTCGAATGATTTAATTTCAGATAAAAGAAAGTTATTAGCTTCTTTAATTTCTGGTAAATTTCTATCAGCTTCGGCTAATACGTTTCTTTGATCTTTTAAGAAAGCAATAGTTTCTTGAAATTCATTAATCTGTGCTTGTATGTTAGCTAAAGTAGATGCTTCACCTTCTAAAGATTCAATTAAGAATTCAGATGCATCTTGTCCTGTTTGTTCTTTAACGTATTCTAAAGCTTCATTTGCATTTTTAGCTTCGAAGAATTTGTAGATGTGATTTCCTTTGTTGTTTCTAGAAACATAAAGTTTTTCATCGGCTTTGATTAAATCAACTGTAATGTTATTTCCTTCAAAACATGCAACCATATCTAAAACGATAAATGATTCTAACATTGCTGGAATAGCTTCGAACAATTCAGCTGTTTTTAAGTTTTCATATCTAATTGCACCACCTGCAAAAATATGCTTAGAGAAACTTTCAGATACAATTTCTGAATTACCCCATGTAAATTTGTTTTCTGCAATGTTATAGTTAAATCTAGAAGTACCTAAATACCATCTAACATTGTTTTCGCTAAATTCAAAAGTTTCAAAAGCTGCAATTGCTGCGTTTAAATTAGCATTGTTTGAAGTTTCTACTAAAGAAACTGAGTCACCTGACATTTCAAAAATTCTACCATTTAAATAAAATGTAGCAGAAGTCTCTGATTGTACTAAAGGAGCAAGAATATTTGTTCTCATTTTTTGTTAATTTTTTTATCTTTTATTATATATCCTAATATTATATGTCATTTTTATCTATAATATTCACGTCGTCTGTATTAGACCCTCGCGTAAAACTTTCAATTTTTTGATCTGTTACAGTCGATAATATTTCAAACATTCTATTACCTGAATGTATCTCTGTATCAAATTCAAATGCTGGTATAAATGAATTTACTTCAACCGAGAATGTAATTTTGTATTTATCTTTATCTTCAAATGTAAATTCTAACGGTCTTTCGTTTTCATAATCATCTGGCATGGCATAATATGAAGCTATTCTATAAGTACCTTCATTTAAGTGTCCAACATCAACATTAAAATAATTAGATTTATAAAGTCTCTTAATAATCATTTCGGTGATTTTTAAGGAGTCTAACTGTGAACCTACTAAAATCTCAATTGAAAAGCCAAGAGTTACTGGAATCATTGTAAATTCAGCGTTGTAACCTTCCATGGCGCCTTCGCTATTTAATTTAGTATAAGATCCTCTAACGCCTTTATTAACTAATTTACTTGAATCTATAGCTAAAGATGTTAAATTAGCAACACCTCTTGGTATAGAATCATAGTTACCATCTGCAAACATTTTATCTGGTACACAATCTAATCCATCTGGAGTAGTAAACAAGAAATTATCTCTTAAGAATTGATCATCTCCTGTAATTGAATAATAAAATGGAACATCTACGACTACTCTAGTATCATTGTCCTTTTGTCTGTAAAAGTAAATTTTATTATTAAGGTCTGAAATTAGGCCTATAATAATATGTCTTACTACAGAATCGTCTGCATTATATTTTGAATTGTACGTTGACATTAATTTATATATTTTTATTCAATTGCCTCTATTTCAAACTTAGAGAAGCCGTTTTCTTTAAATATGTGTAATTTTTTATCAAAAATCTCGTGTGGTAGCGGAGTGTGATTGATTACAAATGTATTTATCTTGCTTTCTTTTATAACCTGGCTCAATATCTTTAAGATGTTGTAAATACCATCTTGGTCAACTGAACTTAATAATTCGTCTAAGAATAATAGGTTTAACTGTGGAAATCTTAATTTAAGAATTTTGATGATTGAAATAATGATAACGAAATCTGCTTTCTTACGTTCTCCTGTTGATAAAGTCATTGCATTAATCTCTTGACCTAAATGCGTTATAACGCAATCAAACTTCTCGTTGAATTTTAATTGAAAGCTTAAGTGCATCGTTTGACTTAAAGCTGCAATATTTGCATTTAATCCTGGTAAAATGGTTTTAATAGCTAAGTTTTTAACTCCGCCTTCACCTAAGATTTCTTCAACAGCTTCTAAGAATATGTAATCAACATTGGTCTTGTCTTTGTTAATTGCTTTCTCAGCTTCTTTTTTCTCAAAGTCTTCGATGATTTGTTTTAAATGATCAAATTGGCCATTATTGTCAATAGATTCTTTAATGCTTAACAATTCATTTTTAAAATTTCTGATATTAGTGTTTAACATAGAAACCTTTTCTAAGACTTGAGTTTCTTTGGTTTTTAATGCAGTAATTTCAGACGCAAGATCTCTAATTTCAGTTTCACAAGAAGATAAAACAGTTGGCATGCCTTCGCATTTATGCTCCATTTCATTTTTTCTGTCCGTGTGAAAATCACCAGTTAAAGGCGCTTCACAAGTTGGACATGCATTTTTTTCATAAAGAGCTAATTTCTTTTTAAGCTCATCGTGCTCATGCTTTAACTTGCTGTACTCTGACTTTTTAGTATCTAAATCTTTTGCTTGTTTGCCTAGTGTTTCTTTTATTTTATCTTTAGCTTCTTCTAATTTCTTTTTATTATCATCAAATTGAATTAGTTTTTCTTTTAATTCTTTGATTTTTTCTTTGTTCTTAGTTTTCGATTCCGCTAATAATTGGTTTAATTTCATTTGAACAGATGTCATGTTTTCATTAATCTGTTTTAATTCTCTATCAAATGAATCTAAATCAATCTTAAGATTTCTACGCTCTTCTTTAATAGACTTAGCCATGTCATTTAAAATAGAGAAGCCAAACAATCTATCAATGATTTGCTTCTTGTCATTATTAGACATGGTTAAAAATGACTTAAAGTCATTAACCGATAGAATAATAATGTTTTTAAACACATGGTAAGGAATACCATAGACTTCTTCTTCTAAATATTCTTGAACTGATTTTTTACCGGCTTTATCAAATTCGATGCCATTAAGCATTACTTTAAAATGATTAGGTGCAAGTCCTCGCTCAATATCAACTTCGATATTTTTGCATTGAACTTTTAACTTTACCATTAAGCTTTTATTAATTCTATTAGGTAAGTCTTGTAATTTTACACCTTCTAATTTTCCGTATAGTCCAAACACAATGGCATTGGCGATAGTAGTTTTACCATCGCCATTTTTACCAGTCGTTAAAAACAATTCTGCTTTATCATCTTCAAAGCTTAAAGTTTGAGCTTTATTACCGTAAGATGCAAAGTTTTTAAATTCAATAGATTTTATTCTCATATATCAAGATCGTAGTTGTATGCACTTCTATCGTGTAGTTGTTTTAATGTTTGTTTAAGCTTTTGTTTCACATCATCGTCGTGGTGTGTGCCGTCAACATACATATTACATAAGTGCAAAATATTGTAATTTTTGTAAAGATCTTCTATTTGATCCATGTCGTACAAATCTTTGTCTAATAAATCATCATCTTCATAGATGTTTGGCTCTATTTTTCTAGATATTTTTTGTACTCTATTGATTAATTTAGAAAGAGCGCTTGACGTTGCAATTTTAGATGGAACATAAAGGTCTACAAAGTTATTTTCAATTTGTTTTTTAAATTCACCTAATTGAACCATATAAAGACTCTTTAGATTGAATTTTAAAAACTTAGGTGATCTGTCATTTTGAAAGAAAGTTTCTTCCATAGTTTCTAAATCTACTAAGTCAAATCCTTTAGCGTTACCAGAGTCTGATCTAGTTAGCTCGTAAGGAGTTCCCACTAATCTAAGTTTACCTTTAGTTTGTCTATAATGAATGTGACCTGAATAAACTGCGTCAAACCCTTTATATGATTCGCTATCTGTTCCATGTAAGTTTCTAACTTTATTATTTAAAGCTACGCCTGCAACTTCAGAGTGACAGAAAACTATATTTGTTTTTGGAAACTTAAGTAAAGTTTCAATCTCATGATCTTCATCTCTTCTCCATGGCATCATTAAAATTTCTTTACCATTCCAGTTTAATGCTTTTGGTTTTTTATAGATGTTAACATTAGGGATCCATTTTAAAGTATCAATTGAAGTAACTTCGTTTGATTTTTTAGCCCAAATATCATGATTTCCACAAATAACGTGCGTTGGTAGTATCTTGCCAAGTCTCTCGAACAGCTCTATCGCATAATGTAATACTTTAAGATTTATGCTTTGTCTGTTATCAAAGACATCACCAACCTGTACTAAAACATCACCTGGTTTAACATGCTCTTTTAATGTAGGAATAAATACGTTTTCGAAAAAGTCT